ATTGCCTTTTCAGCAGGCGAGGCACCACCCATCGTTCTAACACCGTGACCATCGGCACCAGGCATGCCTAAACCAACTAGCAGAGCAGGATTGATTACAGATCCAATCGTCTTCATATATTCGCGAACCGGGTCTTTTTCTCTTGCTCCACCTTTCTTGCGAAAGAGACCAGTCGCATGTTGTCGCATCATTCCACCGTCAGCGCGACTGACCCCCATTTCAACGGGTTTGTAAATTCCGTGACCATCATGACCGACAATCATACCACCATCCATCTCACATTCTTCGTCGCTAGAACTATCGTAACCAGCGCCCCTCATTTTGGCAAGAAGTAATTCTTTTGCGATCGGTACAGCAATTGGAGCAAGCGCTTTTGCTGTTCCAGTGAACCCCTGCTTGAACCCGTGACCGAAATCTTTCCAAAAACTGCCACCAATAGAATCAGGACGATTTCCGTCTAAACTTCCGACACTAAGGGTTCCAGGGTAATCAAAATCAGTTGATCCAGGGAGAACCCATTTGCGCATTCTTTTACCACCAAACATCGTTGGTTGGGGCGTAGACTTAATAATGCCTCTCTCAATCCCGTCAAGCAGGTGACTAGCAATAAGTTGGTTGTATTCTTCCATCTTTTATATACTCTAAATATATTTTTATTTGCTAAAAATATGTTTTTTATTTAAGATCAAACCCTCACAAAAGTGTGTGTTTTTTCGGAAATCTGAGGATTTCATTTTTAGAAATCTATTAAGCGAGGTGTTTGGCAAGTTTTGAACTAGATTGTCTTCCACCAGAAATCGCGCCACCACTCATGGCACCGCCACTGTGAATTCCTCCACTAACAGCACCGCCTGAATGGATTCCGCCCATTTGTCGTCTCGCCATATCAGCAACAGCAGATACTAGTTTGGGATTTTCCTTAACAAAGGAAGCAACAGCACCCATTCCGCGATTCATTAGTTTGCCACCAACAAGGCGGGCGTAATCGGCAGACGCAAGATGGGGAACAGGGTTCTGCTCCTTGGTTCTGAGGACTTGCTCCTTGGTGAGGATACCAGTAAAGATCTGGGAAGTACCTTGCTGGGTAGCGAAGACTCCAGAGTTGACGGTAATGATACAGATCTCGGGTTGAGCAATAGCAAAATCATACTGATTAGTAACAGACATGTTGAACTGGAACTGGTACTGTCCAAGAGATGAGGCAGACAAATACGATGGAAGGGAGAAGTCCATTACGGGAGAAAGGACTAACAAAGAACCAGTTGTAGCGGTCTTGAGAACACCACCTTGAGCAGTAGGGGCGACAGGAGTCAAATAAGTTCCAACATTGGGTACATCAGCAGATCCTCTAAACTCGTAGAAGGACTGAGACGATCCGTTTTTGTACGAGATATTGTACAAGTCTTGCTGAGTGGCAGTAGACAAGAGACCAGAAGCGTTGTTAAAGTTGACACTGATCTGGTTGATGGTTAAGAAACTAGAAGAATAATTCCAATTTTGCTGAGACATCGGAACACGGGCAGTGATTAAGATAAGATCAGGTACCTGATTAAGTTGAATGCTCTGACTGGTCAAGGTTTGAGTCGCTCCGGGAGCAATGGTTGTTCCAGAGGCAAAGGTGGTCAAATATCTAGGGTAATCAAGGAAAGGCACTACATTCTTAGTGGAGATCTTAGCGTACTGCTCAGGTTGTAGAGATAAAAAGTTGAAGAGCAATCTAGTATTGGCAAAACCAACAGATTGAGCAGGGAGAACACCACCGTGAGGAGCAGTTGCCCAACCAAGAGCAATGGCAGAGATGTACCCGCCAAGAGAGTTTCCACCAACAACAGCGTTATTGGCAGTTGAGAAGAGTCTCTTACATGACGAGTCAACGTTCAAAACCATACTCATATTGTTGACACCAACAAGACCGGCATTCATATCAGGAGCGCAATTAATAAAAGGGGACAACGCTAAGAAGGGTTCAGTCAATGTTGCTCTGATGGAAATGACCCAGGTGTTGTTACCAGCACCAGTGACGCAAATAGGAGAGTTATCAACAAAGACACCATTTACGTAACGATCAATTTGTAAAAAGTCAAGAGCGTAAGCGCCACGACCAGAAAAGTCCTCATCGTAAGTGTTAGTAGAATAACCGGCAAGAGGGTTATTATTGGAACCGGGAGCAGACTTGTACTCACCGAAAGCACAATCGGGTAAAGAGGGTGTCATGGAATTGTAACGGGACAAAGTTCTGCTGTCGTTCATTCTCATCAACATGGGAAGAACATCTTGTAAATTGGTAGAGATTGAAACGTTGTTAATAGTTGACTGAATTGTCGTGAACAAGGAGTTCAACGGAAATGCTTGTAAACTTTCAGAGAGACCATACTGGAAGCAACTGACACCGTTAGGAACAGCGTAAGCAGTGCCAGCACCTCCTAGAGTAAGTTGAAAACTCAACTGTGACGACAACAGCAAATGACGATCAATCACGATGTTTTCACTGGGGATCTGGACGTTGAAAACGATAGACGAATTTGATGTAGAAACTGCCTGGAATTGCTGAAACGTTGACTGGGAAGCACCAGATTGGACTCCGAAAACTTCAGACGAGGTAATGTCGGCAATGCGACTGTCTTCAATGAGAACGGTTTTGAAATCACTCATATTATATTATACAATAACATTATTTTTTGGCAGATAAAGTTATTTTGTTTTCTCTAAATGTTTGTCTAAAAGAAATTAAGTTGATTTGGGATAGGCGACAGATGCGCCAGAGGGGTTCTTTCTTGTAAACAAAATCTTAATGGTTGCGGTAGATCCGGAAGTTAGTCTAAATGGTTGAAGAACGCCAACTCTATCCTTCCAAAAAACGTTAATGTCTAAATTGTAGACCGGTGTATTTCCTACTAAATTGACTAAACGATATTGGGCGGTCGGGGTGTAAACAATATTCGGTTTGTAAATTCCAGTATCACTTACGAAGTCGGTGATCACTTGCGAAATATTTGAATTGTTGCCACCATTGTTATAAATTTGACCGTTAACAAACAGCAACGGCGCAGAAATATTATTTGGCACTATTGGTAAAGTATTTGAAGTAAATACCACTGAAGTGATCGGTGTCCAAAGAGCAACCGTTGAATATTCCTGAACTATCTGATATGCCTTATATTGATTCGCGGGTGGCGCGGAAGGTGGGAAGTCAACAATATTGGCACCTCCAAATCCAAGTGGTTGAATTTGTACATTCTTTCCAGCAATCGCGGTTACGTAAGATTTAATAAAGCATGGGAAACTGCTAAATAATTGGAACATCGCAGGATTGAAGTATATTCCGATGTAATTGGCGGTAGAGGTATTATATCCGGCAACATCAGCAGACATGATCGCCAAATTGTTGGTAGTATCCCAAGACAATGATGGTGCGTGAGTGGTAGGTAATGCTAAACCTGCGCCAGTCACTTGCGCATTCAAATTGGCAAAGCATGTAAGGAAAGTTTGATTTAATAGAAAGATCCAATATTGGTAATTCAGTGTTTCGTAATATCCAGTACTATTATTTTGAAGACCAGTTGAAGTCAGACTGGGTGGCGCAGGTGGAGGCGAACTCTCAATTTGAGGTGACCATATTACAGGTTGTTGTTGGTCAAATACGGTTCCACTTACAGGGTCAGTCCAAGAAAGCGTGACGGTATATATTGTTAAATCACGATTGCTTTGGTTTGGCACAATCTCTGGTTGAAAAACCGGAAGAGATGGTGTGTCTAGAGTGAACCGAACGATGCTTAAGTAGTAACTTTCTGGATCTAGAATGAATGGTGAGTTTCTGGTTTCATTGAAGTACAGCACGGGAGGGACACTATCAATCCCTTCTAAATTTGTTATAGTTACGTCGTAATAAACAAGGTCTGGAGTATCTTGAAATGTGAAAGACATCTTATACAATACTTATATATTTTTAAATTCGCTAAAACATCAAAAATAAAATCTAAAATGGTGGTGGTTATACTTACAATGTGTGTAAACAATGATCAAAACAGAAATCTAAACATCAAATACAGAAATCTAGCAAGAAATCTGATTGATTTGGCAGAAATCTAAGTGACAGCAGATATGTGTTGGTAATAATTTATAAATTATTACCAGCAGAAATCAGTTGCTGTTGCGCTAATCATTAGATTTCTCTTCCTCAGAGTTAGATTTCTCGTGTTTAACCATTAGATTTCCACTAGGATCCATTAAAATGGCAGAAGATGATTGACTAGACTTGTAACCATCTGGTTTGGCATGTTGAACCGGTTCAACTTTGGCATCTTCTTTGGTCGGTGACCGGAACCAAGATTTTACTGACGAAATCATTTATATAATAGTCGCAGAAGATATTTGCTAAATATAATCTAATTAAATCCGATGGTTAAGTTGTGTTCCCCATATATGTTAAGTATAGAAAGGTGGAACGAGTGGAAGCAATTTTTCAAGTCTAGGGAATTTAAGAATGAAGTGATGACTCCACTTGAGTTTTTCTTCAACTCTGAATTTTGCTTCCACTCTGTACACTTTTGTTTGCCAAATTATTTAGACGGTTCTATAAATAAAATGTTTTCATATATTATAAAATGTCCTTTGTTTCTTGTTATAAGGCAAATGCTTTCGTAAACAATGGTGTCCCAACTCTATACCCTGTTGGATCTACTATAACAATTCCTCTCCCTCTTGAAGTCGCCACCAATCCTCTTGCTCCAGGATACATCGCTCACCTTTTAGACGGTCTAACTGGAGATCTTACGGGTCAGTACCTCCTTCCCGCTGGAACTTGGTTGTATTCAGCAACAATTCAAGTTAGTAATGTAAGCGATATCGCTTTCGTTGTAGATACTTCGCTTATTGTTGCTTACAATGGGGTTAGTATAGCATATTCAGATGATGGTCTAAATATCGCCACATGTGCTGTCCCAGGACCTGTTAACGGTCAAACCTATATTCAATCAACTACTGCTATAATGCCCGCTTGCCCCATTATCAGTGACGGAACAAAGATTTTGGACGTAATGTTAGAAGTGAATCCTTCCCAAGGTGCTGGTTGGTATTTCTCTGATGGCGCTATTGGTGCTATTACCCAGCAATTGGTTCGTATTGCTTAAGCAATGGTTTATTAAAATATTGGAGGTTATTCATTTCAATATTTTATTTCTCGTAAAGGATCTTCAAATCACCTACTGGAATGTAGATATGCGGTTTCTGATCATATTGTAAATTTGCTCTACTAAAGTTGCGCCTTTCGTAGGTTGAGAACGCTTCTTCATTATATTCAATATAGGCAACTTTATCAGTGAAGTTGAATATGAATATCAATGGTTTGTCACCAACTGCTTTGTTCTCGGTAATCATTGTAGTAGGATATTGCCACATGCGATTTGTTCTAGATTTAACCTCGTAATTGTACTGGTCGCAAAAGTAATCATGCTTGGCATATAATTCTGTATACGGTTGTACATTTCTACTAAATAATTCAGAGATCTTTGGCAGAATTGCCGTTTCTTGTTGTTTGCCAAACTGATAGGATTGGGTAAAATGAACCATTCTTATATATATTGAGTGAAGAAGATTATTTTCAGAAAAAATCTAATTAAATTCCAAAATGTTGTTTTTGCTAAATATAAAATGTTGTTATAGTATAAAATGTCTGCGAGAAAGAAACAGCAATTGATAGAACACTATCAGCGTGAATTAGAAAAAATGATTTCTGATAGTGACTTCAAACGATACTTTGGTGCCGGGTTCGCACCAATGAAATACAGTGAACTTAACAATTACAACGATATTGATGAAGTCATTCCTGAGAGCAAAGGATTTAGGATCTTCTTAACTGAACAGAAACCAAATGTAGGTCACTGGACAGCGCTACTCAAATACAATGACATTTGGGAGTGGTTTGACAGTTACGGTGTTAAACCAGACG